TCATATACGTTATACCGTCAACAGCAACAAGATTTAGTTTATACTGAGTAATCCAATTCTTTAATTTAGTTATAGTTATCTTTCTATCAAAATCATTTGGAGTTGCTACAATAAAACTATTTTTAGTGTTTTTTAATGTAGTTAAATAATTCTTATACTCTTCCTCATCTATATCATCTTTGCCCCACATAAGCCCTTTATTGCTAAAGTTTTTATACAGAGTATCAAATCTATATCCGATACTACTTGCTCCCATTTCCGGACTTATGTATCCAACATTATAACCCAACTGCCATATGTGAGTACACATCTTCTCAAGTACCCAAGACTTACCCTGATTAGTACGTGCAAATATAACAAACAATTCTTCCTCACGCTGTATACCGTGAATAAGTTCATCTAACTCTTCAAATCCACACGTAAAAAACCAATCATCTTGATGTTCCTTACGTTCTACAAACTGGTTATATCTTTCATCTGCATCTGCTATAATATCTATTCCACCGAGTCTATATTGTGGTTGCAGTTCTTTTAAAGACTGAATCATATACTCTGCGGCGGCATTTGCATCTGTTTTTAATAACTCTGCTATCTTTTGTACAACCGGAACAGACTTATAATATAAATATTCCTCACGTATAGTATCTACTAAATATCTGTCTGACTCTGTTACTTCTACAAGATCAATCTCTGGGAACTTTGAAAGAAATGTTGCTTTATCAGGTACATCACCATATTCTTTTTTATGCTGTACTAAAAAGTCATATTCGCTTTCATAGCCAACAAAATATTCTTTATCTAAAAGATTGTCTTCTATAATAGACATATCTTTTGTAGCTAATACTTTTGATATTATTTGCAACTGTACCATTTATTTATCTTCTCCGTTAGCAATAATCAATGCTGTAAACATCATACCGACCCAAAAACCAATAACAAATGCTATACAAATTGCTATCAATAATTTCACGATCTTCTATCCTTTCCTTTAAACTCTATCAATGTTGATGTATTCCATATTCTACTTGCTAATTTAGAACCAACATTCTTTTCAAGTTCTTCTTTTGTAGTTGCATTAGATGTAAAAATATTTGCCTTCTCTGAAAATATACGATGATCTAAAAACATAAGTAGATTACCATAATCATAATTACTTATAGAAGTAGATGCTATTTCATCCCATACAACTAAATCTGCTTCCATTAAATTCTTTTTATATTCTTCTGATATTGGATTACTGAAATTCTTTAATTGTAATAATAAAGTAGGAACATTAACGAATAATCCTCTTACTCTAAATCCATTTCCTGCCCATATCTGATCAAAATATTTAAGCAGTAATTTAAGCGCCCAGCTTGTCTTACCATTTCCTGTATATTTACTACAGATAAACAAGTTTTCTCCACTCTCTACAAAACTACAAATATCATCCTTAATTACTGCAAGTTTAGCATACTGATCTAAATCTGCCCCAGCAATAAGAGATTGGGGAATCTGTTTATTAACAGGAATACCACTATTATTCATAAGATATTTCATTTCTGAATATCGTATACAGTTGGTACAATAATCATAAGTACAGACTTTTTTATACCAACAATCTGACTTCCTATTCAAAATCTTACTTGTACTCCTTTCGCCTCTAATTCAGCCAATCGTTTTTCTTCTTCCATATAATCTTCTTCTGTCATACTTGGCACATATCTTGCTCCACTTTCTGATCTAACACCATTGTTACTATAAGATATAGGATAAAATGATAAGTACCCACGCTCTATACTCTGACTAATAATTGATCTACACAATGAAGCATCTGTATAGCCGTGGTCATCTGTTAAATCTCTTAATTTATTTAACATACCTTTCCACATATTACTATACAAAGGTTTATCTTTTATAGACAGTCTGAATTGTAAATATTCTAGCAACAATTTTCTTACTGATTCATCAAATGGATAACTATCAATTAAATTAACACATTTAGTATACAGATTTTCTTTTTTTGGTTTTTGTTTACCAAATTCAAATCCGGAATTTTGTAGTAATTCTTTAGAATTACTTTTTTCTTTTATTGTTTGTTTATTATTATTGTTTAAGTTCATAATTTCAGTGTCTTGTTGTTCATTTTTTAAAGAACTTGTGCTTAATAACATCAATAATCTGTCAAAATCAATTTTATAATAATTTACAGCGGGTAGTCCTCTTTTTTTAGTAGATATAATTCCCTTTTCTTGTAATGTTTTTAATGCCTTTCTTTGAAGATGCTCACTCAAACCAGTATTATACTCAATGTTATCTCTTGTGGAATAAAACATATCGTCTTCTAATTTATTACATTTTTCCCAATAATTATATTCGGAACACATTTCACCAATCATAATGGCTTCATGTAAACCTAATTCTCTAATAAGTGTCTTATTAACAGTTATAAATCCATCCGTGCTAAGAAGTTTAGAAATACCGTTCATTAAATTCTCCTTTATAAAGAAATAAGTCTAAACAGATTCGGCCACGACTCCGAAAATGTTTAGACTTATTTGTCTACACTACCATATTTAATTATACAGTTTGCACTGTCGTGGTAGTGCAGACTAAGCAGAAAGGAGAGGTGCTCTCATGCACAATCTTCTGACTCTATTATTGTACTACATAAACGATCAGTTGTCAATTACTTTTTAGAAAAAGTTTTTAGAATATCTTGAATCTGATTATCACATTCCGTATTTACAGTGTCCCACAATTCTCTTCTTTCTTCTTCTATATCTATATCATCAACATATGGATCAATATCTGGAATCATTCTTTCTTCGCAGGCTTCTACAGTATAAAAAGAATCTCCTACTTTAATAGATGCCCTACTTGTAAATCTGATTGCCGTTGTTTTTGCTTTCACTTTCATTTCTTCCTCCAATTTATCCATAAAGCATATGCTATTAAAATTGCACACTCAACAAACAATGTTCCAAGTACACCTACTACAACCGGATTCACGTACATCATTCTTCCTCCTTCTTTTTCTTTATTTTAGTTACACGTAACGTAACTACCTCTTTAACTTCTTTTGCCTTATTTAATTCAAGTAACTGATCTTGATTTAATTTACCATCATAAATAGCTTTTTCAAGAGCATCAAAATCTATGTAAGGACGTTGCTTTACAATTTTATACTCATCTGTAATTCCAACAAATGAAGGAACTGAACTGAATAAAGAAATTAAAATTTCCTCATTCATACTTTCTCTCTGAGATACAGAACAAGTAGCTTTATAATCACCTACTTGTCTGCTATCTAACTTGCTATCTAACATTATGGATTTTATTTTAGCATTTTCTTTATCTGCCGCTTTTTTATAAAAATCCATCTCTTCTTTATTTTTCGCATAAGATGGTATTAGTTCATCTAATTCTGTATAATTAATTTGATCATTAGGTATTGTTCTCACGCTTTTCCTCCTTATGATAGTATTTCTGAGTAACACTTCCCATTATACCATTTCTACCTTGCGGAATAGATTTTTTAAATTCTATCAATTTCCATAAATCAGACTTTTTCCAGTAACGAGTTTGTCGGGCACCTTCTTGTATATAATCAGGCAGTATTTTAGCATACTCGTTATCTGGATTTTCTCGTCTGAACCAATACCAGTTATTGATAGATTTACAACTACTTCCAATTAGTACTGCTACCTCTTCAATCTTTAATAAATCTTCCATACTATTAACTCCTTTCACATAATCATCACCTCACTTAAATGTTTTCATAGTTGTACATTTTTCTTTATTATAATACACAATTAAAAAAATGTCAACTAATCAATAAGGAACTGGAGTAAATCTTTTTTATCAATAGCTATCTTTCCATCAACAAGAGCATCCGCCATTGCTCCCTTCTTTTCTACAAGCTGATTGATTCTTTCATCAATGGTATTTTTACATACCAGTGTGTAAATAGTTACATTTTCTTTTGTTCCTACTCTATGACATCTATCTTCTGCTTGTTCTTTATTTGCCCTGTTCCATGGTTCGTCCATAAAGATTTCAACTGTACCTGCTGTAAGAGTAAGACCAGTACCCATAGCACCAATAGTACCTATGATAACTTTAGAACGTCCTTCCTGAAATTCTTTTACATTGTGCTGTCTTACTTCATCAGCAGTCTGTCCTGTAATAACAGACAGCGTATACTTTTTATGGAGTCTTTCGTATATAGCATCTGTCATTTGTGTCCAGTTACTAAATATAACAACTTGCTTACCATTTTCTCTTGCTTCTTCTACAAGTTCTTCCATTCTGTCAAGTTTAGCAGACTCTTTAACTGTAGAAGAAAGAATACCAGTATATCCTGTCGCCTGTCTCATTCTTATAAGTTCTGCAAGAGGATTATTCGCCATCTTAATCTGGTCAATATTCATTTTAATAGCCGCAGTCACTTCATCATAAATCTGTTTCTGCTTCGGAGTCATTTCAACATACTCTGTAATATGAGTTTTCTCTGGAAGATCAAGAACATCATTTTTCAGTCTACGGAGCATAATTTCATCTAACTGTGCCTGAAGTTCATCTAAGTATCTGTATCCAGTTACTTCATATCCGCCGTATCCACCAAACACACCATAATGTTTTTTAAATGCATAAAACGCATGTTTTTCATATCCAAGCCATTTGAGAATAATGAACAGATCAAATGGATTATTCATAAGAGGGGTGCCCGTCATAGCAATTCTGCACTCTGGCTGAATTTTAAGAATACCTTTTCCCTGTTGAGAAGAAGGATTTTTACACTTATGAATTTCATCTATGGCTACAATACCAATCGTTCCGTCTTTGCAAAGTCTCTGAATCTCTTTGGATATATTTTCATTTCTAAGTGTTTCTACATTAGTAATAAGGAAATAAGAGTTAATTTTATCAATATTCTTTAAATCTTCCAGTCTATCCGGAACACTTCCAATAATTGTTTTTCCTGCTTTAATTCTCTGACCTAAAATCCATCCCTCTTCATTAGAATGTGTATGAATTTCATTCATCCAGTTCCATTTTAGACCGTTAACACCACAAATAATAAGACAATGTTTATATCCTTTAACAAGTTTTTTTGCTACCGCAATATCAATAACCTGCTTTGTCTTACCAAGTCCCTGTTCATCACCAAGAAGCCATCTGTCATTGTTAAGTCCATATTCAAATCCATCAATCTGATGTTGAAACGGATTAGTCTTAAACTGAAATCCTGCTGGCATTTCGATTTTCTTTTTCTCTTCAAATGCCTTCCAATTACCATGAATATCAAAATCAAATTCCGGTAAAGAATCAATAAAGGATTTAAAACACTTGAAAGGAAGTTCCCATTCTTTTTTATCTTTATTCCAGAATCTATTAGGGCATTCTCTGACCACATCTACGATTTTCTGATCGTAAGGGAAGGTCACATAAAGTGACCAATCCCCGTTACATTTAGTTGCTTCTGCTACCCTGATATCAATCATTTTCATTCTCCTCATTTATACAAACATTTACCGGAGCGTCTACGTCTTCATCCCAATACGTGTTATTTATATTGATGTGTCCACTTTTAATAAAAATTCCAATACTTAAATAATCACCGTTTGGATTATACTCCTTGTAAATTTCTATAAGTTCCTTCACCTTATCTACCATCTTCATTTCTACTACTTCTTTAGTCATTTTCACTCCTCCGTATAAATCTCAATGTCTATACTATCAAATGCCTGAGCAAATAGTGTGATGATTTTCTTCCAGTTATTGGATTTCTTTTTGTTGATTCTTACCTTAACAAGTTTAGTACCATCGCTATCTAATATGTTACCCGCATATTCTTTTCTCTTGTCAAGACCTAAACAAATCTTAGCGTGTTTTTCATCAGCAAAGAATGTATACATAGCGTACATTCCTTCATCTTCTTCATTTTTCCATTCCGTTAAAAAAATAAGAAAAGCATTTC